TGCTGGTTTGGTAATCTTTTTCACTAGCACAGATTACAATATTTTATTTAAAAATCAACTTGCAGAGGCATATATTAAAAATCACTCCAGCAAAAGATTACATTGTCAAAGTTGGATAATACTCTTACGAGATTGTGTCGAATAAGCCGTTCCCAGATTTTATATCTATTAGCTAATCCACCACCAAGCTGTGAAATATAAAAGATTTTATCGGGACGTTTTTGTATAATTGCTTTTAATTTAGTTAACTCTTCAAAAAACACTTCAGAGTATTCCTCTGGTTTGTAAAAGGACTCGTCTTTATTATCAGGAAACTTTTTCGTGATAAATCCAATGGAGTGAGGATGATCTCTCAGTTTTGCTGCTCCACCGTGTCCACGTCTTTCTAAATTATCTCCAAATACAAAATATGAATTTGGATTAGTATCCAAAAACTCCATCGTCATTACTTGTTGTTCGTACATAGCCATTTGATTTAATTATCAAATGATAACAAAAGTCTACAACAAAAAAAGCCCAGATTGCTCTGGGCTTTTTGGATTTTGTTGTAGATAATTTTAAGCACCCTGATTGCCGAGTTTGTAGTCGGCCTTTTGGCCTTCAACACCAGGTAGAGGTGGGAGTTGGGTGGCATCGCGTTCTTCCCTAACTCCTTCAGACCCGCCCATAACTCTCCAATATTGATAGGCAATTGTTGCATTAATTGTTGCTATCGATCCTGTGTCTTTAATGTCATATGGAGCATCTGCCAAAGCTACGACATATACTCCGTAAAATACATAATCTCTAAGCCAGTGTCGCTCTCCATCTACTGGTCCTTTATCGAAAAGGGCTAATTGCATGGTTGATGCTTTACCAGGTATACCGTATTCTCCTGTTGAGGTTCCGTCATCAAATGTCATTCTAAGAGCCTCTTCCAGTCGGCCACGGATGCGATAATCGGCATCACATCGGAAAACCACGTTGTAACCAGCTGAGCCAGGATATGAAACTGTTCCTGGAACGTTGAAGCTGAGTCCCATATATGGAACAGCCACGTTGTTAATTGTTTTACCTGGAAGAGACGCTGTTTCTACGTATACTAAGTGTTGTGAATCCAGAAAATCTGTATTTCCAATTCGCACCAAATCAAATTGGAAGTTTCGTGCGAAATCTCTTTTTATTGCTTGGTCATAAAAGTCTTGTATGTTTTTTCCGTATGTAGATGCCATAATTTTGTTTATATTTGATTGTTGATTGTTTTTTTATTTGAGGGTTCTCGTGAATTGTTGAGTATTACATTAATTCAGTGAAATTTTGGTTTGTTCTAGTGGCTATAAAGTTGACCAAGATAAATTCTGCTGTTCTGACAGGTTTGATATAAATATCAACTATTAATTCGTTTTCATCAATTGTGGATGGAGTGTTGTTTCTGTCGTCTGCTACTATTAAATAATCGTAGAGGCCGGAAGTGCTTTTTGCATAATCAAATATCGGGGTAATTACTGTTACTAACGACGATCTAGTAAACGCTGTGTTAGGTTCAAATACATAGTATTTTACTGTTCTTTGAACTGCTCTTTCGAGGAATAAGAATAATCTACGAACGTTTATTCTGTCAAACGCTGATGGTTTTTTCTGTAGCGTTTTTTGTCCCATTACAACAAAACCATCGCCATTGAAGAATACTACAGGATTTACTCCAATTTCATATAGTCTGTCTCTTTGTTTTTGATTTGGATTAAACGCAATGTCAAGAGCCAAGAAGGTTCCTCTTGTTAACCCTGCTGGAGCTGCCCAAGGAGCTAAAACAGCATCTGCTTTAGCCATAATTGCTGCAGCGTAGCCTGAGAATGGAAGCCACATTTTTCTTTGCGTGAACATATCAGTAATCTTAAGCCAGTTCGCATACATCGTAGCGTAACTTGACTCTATTGATGCTTGCTTTCTAAGTGGAGTGTACATGTCTTGCGTGAAACTTTTAGTTTTAAGGTCCATTGTCTTCGTGTCTTTTCCGTTAACAAAGGTCTGACGAAGTGGATCAATAATTGCAAAACAATCTTTTCTTATGTTTTGAGCAAAGTTAACAAGCTTGTTTGTAATCTCACTCCAATCTTGAATTAACCCCGGGTCTTGTGGGTCAGCAATAAACTTCTCGTCATCGAAAGAAATATTCGGACCTGCTTGAGTTGTAGCATAAATAGTTGAAAGACCGCCATCAACCACAATATCGATTGTGATGTCATCGATTGCTTCTAATGTTCTAAGTGCTCTGTCAAGCTTTAATGGAAGAGATCCGATTATTTTTGTTTCTTCTGCAGATCGAGTATCTGGGGAATATGTTCCTACTGGATATAAGGCTTTAGCATCATCTGCTACAGTAACTCTAGCTAATGGATTTGAAGAGTTTTGCGAAGACCAAATATAATCTTTTGAGAGTGTTGGATTAATATAAAACTTAAATGTTGGAGATGATGTATTGATAATATCTTCAATAAAAGAGTTGACAAGCCTCCCTCCGCTTTGATTTGCTTGTTTTCTGTTAAAATCAAATGATCCCAAATATCTTTCAGTTGTTCCAACTGTTAAATATGCAGGGTCTAATATTGAACGTCTGACTTTAAACAGCCCAACAGAAACATGATCTCTGAAGTAGTCTGTTTCAAATCCAACAAATCCGACCTTCTCTAATGCTTCAGAAACTGAGGAGACTCCTTGTTCGCTGTCTAATGATGTTGCTGAGAGAGCAAAATCCAAACGCTCTTCTGGAAGTTGGTCGAGTATTGGAAGGTTACTTGAATCTGTCCCTGTAATTGTTTGTATCGATCTAATCGAGTCAAAATCAGGTGATGTTGAGGATAAGACTGCTTTGTTGTCCGTCAATCCAAAATAATATCCTTCAGACATTTCATTAACTACAGCACGTATGTCATTCAGTACCGCGAACCCGGCGTTAAACAAACTCGCACCGTTGGGGTCAGTTGAGGCTGAAGCGTCTCCGGAACCATCAGCTAAGTCACCCCAATTAATATTGCCTGTTTGAGCTATTTCGTACTCTTCGTCTGTAAGATTGAATGCACTTGGCACTCCAATTGTCCATTCTACGAATGTTCCTAATACAGGATCGACTACGTCAGCTGAGACCATTGGGTAGAATAGTGCTGTATGAAGTACTCCCACATCACTACCTTCACCAGTTCCGTATGGTAACCGCAATGTGGTTAATACGCATGGTGAATTTAATGCTTCTTTACATGTATAGTAAAAATATCTTTCAGCAGCTGTTGTTGGAGTGCCGTAAATTGATTCAAACTCCGAAGTGGAAGTAACCATAATTGGTTCACTTACGGGTCCTTGATTCGCAAAGCCAGTAACTAAGATAGTTGTGCCGGCTGGCATGTTAGCTCTTAATGATAAGTCCTTTTCTGTGATTTGTACGCCTGGTGATTGAATGATTCTCATATAAATTACTTATCTATTTCGTTGATATTTTTTTTTTCTTGACTATAAAGAATTAAATTATTGGACGCCTCATATCTAATTGACCAAAAGCAAAATCAGCTGATGTTTCAGCTATTTCTCCGTCTCTATAAGAGTATGTAATCCCTTTTAATCCTGTAATAAACGCATTGTAATAATGAAATTCCATTGAAATTTCATTATATTCATTCAATGCTTGAATTACAAAATTTGTTTGGTATTCGGTATTACTTCCTGACTCTCTGAGGTCTCGATCAGTCGCTCTTGATCCATTTGCGTTATATGTGCTTAGGCGTGGATCATTTAAAAATGCTAACCATTTCCACAGTACATAGTAATTTTTAAATCCATTATCTATGATAAAACTGACGCTTAAGGGAGCATAGTTTGGTCTTGAATATGAAGAAAAATTAGTACTTTGTCCGCCGTATCTCACTTCTACTGCTGGAACTGAAATATCAGGCACGATTGCTCCGTGGACAGTCATTTGCAAAAAATCTACGTCTAATGCTGGATCTACTCTGCTCATCCTTCGCAAAGCCTGCGGTAAAGTTAATATTAGTATAAATTTATCTTTTGATGATAAATTGAGAGATGATTGAAGTTCGGGATTTACACATTCCATAATGGTTGTTTTATTGTTTTGGCGCAAAAAACTGATATCCGGATTCTAACAGTTCATCCACGTCTAAGTTATACTTATCAAGCTCATCCAGTTCTTTATGTGTAACATTGAGTGAAGGAAACGCAATTATTTCTTTTGTTTTAAATTCTGTAATATAATTGTGTGCTTCGGTTAATTCTTTCAACAAAAACGTCTCATCTGATATTTCCCAGTATCCGTTGGATTCTATTTTAAGCGGTCGTTGTTGGTCATCTAAATCAACTATAGAAAAATATTCTTGGCAAATTTCTGGTATTAAAATGAAGAGTGCCCACACTAAAGCCATTACTCTATCATCAAAAAACATATCATTTTTCTTGCGGAATTTTCCATTGGGAAACCGAACAAATGTTTCAAATTCTGAAATCGTATTGTCGTCGTTAATAGAAACTGTTTGAAGATGGTTTATCCAATATCTCATGTTTTGTATGCCATCAAATCTAATGTTGGTATGAGATAATACTCCGAGGTTCCTCGTTTTGTTATATCTATCTTGTTCGGAAATCTTTGAATAAGATACTAGCTTTTCATATTTGTGTGTGTGAAACAACGCATCTATAAGTTGAGCACCACAGTTGTTTCTTTCAATTAACACAGGAGGCTTTCCCCACGAATTTGCTAATACAAATAGCTTATTTGCAAATTGGAATGGTTCTATCTTGGCAGATCCAAATACAGCAACTTGCCTAATATTTTGTGCATCAGTAACGTCTAATACCTGAGCTACAGAGGAGGCTCTTCCAATACCTTCACCGACATCTACTCCTATTACATATAAGTGTGTTTTATTTGGCTGTTCGTAAACTTTATAATCATTATTTTCGGAAGTCCATATAGGTTCTAGTTTATTCTGCTTAAATGACTCAATGACAGCTGCTCCGACGGCAGAAGAGGCTTCATCTAAAAACGTGTTGTTGTACTCTTCTAAAAATTTATCTTCAGAGCCTAACAATTCAATCTGAGTAGCCTTCCATTCTTCGTCTCGACCCGGAACATCCCACCAATCGATTCTTTCGTGCTTCCACTGTTTAAGCCTTCCTGTCTCTGCACCAGAATAAATGTCGTAAAATTTGTTACCTATCCCGTTTGGAGTACTGACAACAAGAATTTTAGAGTTTTTTCCAGAAGATACTGTAGGGATAACTGATGACCAAAAGTCTTCGAGAAGATGGCTTTCTATATAGGCCGCTTCGTCTAATAAAACACAATTGAGAGAATCACCTCTTATCGAAGTAGCAGTTGTAGTTGATACAATAATACAGGAATCGTTGCCCAACGTCATACCAGTCTTTCCGTAATCCTTTACACCTGGTTTAATAAAGTTCGGAAGTTGCTCGTATGCCATTCTTATTCTTTTGAAAATATTAATAGCAGTCGTTTCCTTATTAGCTACAATTGCTGCTCTGTAATCTGTATTAAAACACACCATCCACAATGAAAATACTGTAAGCATAGTAGATTTTCCAATCTGTCTAGAGGAACATACTATTG